AAGGCGAACGCGTTCCGGACGAAGGCGAGGTTCGCCTTGTGCGACTTCTTGACGGTGATGGCCTTGTCGTTGGGGAAGCCGCCGACCGGGGCCGGCGGGTAGAAGGTCACGCCGGTGATCGCGCCGCCGGTGGCCGTGGCGTCAGCCGTCACGACGTACTGGCCAGCGACGTCTGCCACGGTGAAGAGGTCGCCCTTCTTGAGGGTCTCCGTGCCCACGCCGCCGTCGATGTTCATCGTTGTCGCGCCGGCCAGGACGGCGCCATTCACAGCGGGCGTGCCCTCCGAAAAGGTGCCGGCAGTGTGGCGCTTGACCTGCTGGTCCATCCACCAGTCTAGGCCGAGGACACGGCCGAGGCTGGCCTCGCGCAGGGCGGTGCCGTTGTCGCCGCGAGCGTCGGCACGCCAGAATGCCTCGAGCCCGAGCAGCGTGGCCTTGGCGCTGGGCGACACGACGCCGTTTCGGCCGGCGAGCGGCACGCGGTTGGTGTCGAGCGCGGCGCCGATCTGGACGATCTTGGCGACAGTATCGGGGAAGGCGGGGTTGCTGGTGCCCGCGTCGTAGAAGTAGGGGACCTCGGCGTACTTGCTGAGGATGTAGCCGTTGACCGCGTCGCCAAGAGCGTTCATGGCGGGCACGATGAGCTGGTTGCTGAAATCGGTGATGCTCAGGGTCCGGTCCTTCGTCGTCACCTCGAAGCTCACGTCGAAGTGCTTCTCGAGCGTGAGGTTGATGCGGCCCTCGGTAGCGGTCTGGACCTCGATGCCGGCCTGCTGGTCGAACTCCTTCGCCTCGAAAGTGGCGGGGCGACGAATGCCGACGGTCTGGCCGAGGGCGTAGCCCGAGTTCCATTCGTTCTCGTAGTCGCGATAGACCAGGCCGGTCGTAACCAGCGAGTTGGTCAGGACGGCGAGGGCCTCGCGCGCAATCATGTCGTTGGTAAGGAATGCCATCGGGGATCTCCGTGTGTCAGGGGTTGAGCGTTACCGGATCTTGCCGGCAGCGCGCGCTTTCATGTACTCCTCGGGGGTCATCTGGCCGGCGGCCTCATAGCTGATCGAACCGCCGCCGGGATCCGGCGACCCCTTCGCGCCGGTACCCGTCTTGAGCTTCTCGTTGATCCGGCGCTCGAGCTCGTCCTTGAGGGTCTTGTCGATGATCTCGATGGCCTTCTTGCGGCCGTCCATCGTGGAGAGGTCCGCCTCGAAGAGGTCGCCGAAGTGACCCAGTCCACGCGAAGCCAGCTCCTTCGCCGTTTCCGTGGAGAGCCTGAGGCGATCGGCTTCGGCCTTCTGCCGCTCGAAGAGCTCCTTGTACTTCTGCTCGGCGATGAGCTTCTCCTGCTCGGCCTTGCGGGCCGCTTCCTCCTGCTCCTTGCGAAGGTTCTCCTCGCGGGTCTTGATCGCCTGGCTGATGGCGCGATCGAGATCGGCTTGCGAGTAGGTCTTGCCAGATTCGCCGCCGCTGTTTCCGCCCTGGCCGCCATCAGTCTTCAGCGAGCCCTCCTGCTTGGTCGCAGTCTGACCGCCGTCTCCTGCCGCAGCCCCACCGCCACTGGCACCGCCGTCGGCGTTCCAGAACGGAGCATTGAGCCTAAGTCTCATCGTGTGCACCTCGGTTGAGATGCCCTATATAGCCCGGGTCAGACACCCAGGATGGAGCGGAAGGCAGCGAGGGCCTCGGGGTCGGGGGGCGCGTCCTTCTTGGCGTCGCCGAGCCGCGTATAGCAGTCGAGGGCCATGATGCTGGCGACGATGCCGTCGATCCTCTTTCTGTCGGATCCGTAGCGTTTGACGGGGCGCATCTTCCCAGAGTCGTCACGCGAGACGACTACGTGGCCAGCCTGCCAAGCGGTGCAGGGGTTACCGTCGTGAAGCAGGCTCCCCTCGAGGACGCGCTTCTCGAAGTCGTAGGTCGGCGGGTGGAACGACTTGAGGCCCTGGACGAACTCGACCATCTGGAGTCCGTCCTCCTGAAGCTTCGTATAGACGGGCACCGCATTCCAGTTGTCGTAGGCCACGGCCCGCAGGTCGACGACCTCGCGCAGCTTGCGGATGTCCTGGACGACACGGTCGTAGTCGATCACCGAGCCAGGCGTCGTGCGGACCCAGCCCTGATCGCGCCACACGTCGTAGGGCACGCGGTCCTCCTCGGAGCGCCGCAGGATGGTGCGCTCGGGGACCCAGTAGACAGTAACCAGCCGGAGGTGGTCGCCTCGCGGGGAGATGAGGGAGAGCGCTGTCAGGTCTGTGGTCGACGACAGATCAAGCCCGCCCCAGCACGGCAGTCCGCGAAGGGACTCGAGCGAGAACTCGTCGCGGCATGCCCGCCATGCCTCGACTGGGAGCCAGGCGCTTTCAACTCCCTGCACCCAGCGGTTGAGGTGGTAGCGCTCGTAGGTCTTGCGGTAAGTCGGCAGCGCACGCGCACGCTCGAGCTCGGAAGCTAGGTAATCCTCGCGGATGCTCACGCCAATGTTCGGGTTCGCCTGCCGATACGCGGCCGGGTCGTCCCAGGAAAGGCCCGGGTCGGCCTCGGCGATGAAGGCGAAGTAGCCGTCGTCTTCGACGGTGCCGTCGAGCAGGTCGGTCGCGTACTCGTACTCGCGATAGCAGACGCCCTCCGCGTCCTTGCCGGCGGTGGTGATCGCCACGACGAGAGGCGAGTCGCGCGCGCCGGTGGCCGTGGTGATGACGTCGTAGAGCGCAGCCGATGGGTGGGCGTGCAGCTCGTCGACGACGGCCGCGCTGACGTTGAGGCCGTCGAGGTTGTTGTAGTCAGCCGACAGCGGGACCAGCGTCGACGACCGCTCGCCGTAGTTGATCGATCCCACGAAGGTCTGAAGGCGGGCGCGCAGCTTCGGTGACGCCTTGACGAACTGGACGCAGTCGTTGAAGACGATCTTCGCTTGGTCGCGCTTCGTGGCCGCCGTGTAGAGCTCATGCCCGTGCCCCGGGTCAGTGCAGAGGACCAGGAGCAGGATGGCCGCGGCCAACGCGCTCTTGCCGTTTTTCCTGGGGATCTGGATGTACGCCCGCCGGAAGACGCGCCGCCCGTCGGGGTGCTTGAGGCCAAAGAGGGGCTTGATGATGTCCTCGGCTTGCCAAGGCGACAGGCGAAAGCGCTGCCCCGTGAAGGGCGCCTTCCAGTGCCGTAGGTTGCCTTCGATGAAGCGCACGGCTTTGCTGGCCGCCTCCTCGTCCCAGACGTACTTGGCCTTGAGGCGCTCAAGTCTGGCTCTGTGCTGCAGCACGCGTTGGCAGTCAGTCCTCGAAGAGTTCGTCATCAGTCGGCTTCTCCGCCATGTCGATGGCGAGGCGCTTCCTCGAGCCCGGCGAGAAGCCGAGCTCCTGGATCCACTTCTTCAGAAGCTCTGAGTTCTGCTTCATGATTGAGTGCCATGGGTTGATCTGGGCCTGCCCCTTGGTCGTCAGGATCACGGCGCCGTGCAGGTCGAGCTGCTCCTTTGCTTCCTCCCAAAGGGCGTAGTGAGTGAGGTAGGCAGTCAGCGCCGGCACGTCGATGGCCAGCACATGGAGGCGCTCGAGCTCGCGCTTGATGCGCCGGAACTCCTTCGCCGCTCGAGGCGACAGCCCCTTCGGCATCTTCAGTTCCCCGACTCGTGCCTTGTCACCCATGGCAACCCCCAGAAAGTTTGCTCGGATCCGCGCAAAAACGAGACGGCGGGCGGTCACGAGGCCTTAGTATTCACAGGGGGCACCCCCCTCCCCCCGAGGTCCCGCGGCCCTTCCGTGCCGTGGGATCACGGTCCCCGCGGCGGCGGCGCCTCGACCCGCCCGTCTCGGGGTGCACGACCAGGTGACAGCGAGCGCAGAGCGACTGCAGGTTGCTGGCGTCGTTGCTTCCACCCTCGCGCAGTGGCCTCAGGTGATGCACGACGGTGGCGGGCGCGCCGCACAGCTCGCAGCACGGGACCTGGGCCAGGCGTTGCTCTCTGATGCGACGCCAGGCCGCCCCATATCCGCGAGCAGCGGTGGTCTCCCTGTCCTGGTCGTAGCGCTTCAGGTAGGCCTCACGCTGCAACGCGCGGTGGTGCTCACAGAACGATGAGCCCTCGGCAGCGAGGTGACGGCAGGCGGGAGACAGACAGAACTTGCGCGGGCGGTCAGCCATTGACGTGCTCCTCGAGGACTCGGCGGATGCGGCCAACCGCGGCCTTGGCCTCGGCCACGCTGATGCCGGCCTCTGCAGCGAGGGCGCGCCACTTGATCCCGCCGGCGCGCCGCCCGGTCTGGACGTACATGGCGCCGTCGCGGTGAAGGGCGTCGAGGATGGTGTCCTCGAGCGGGCCAAGTCGCCGCGCGGCCTCGATGCCTTCACGCATCATGCTGAGATCCATGCCCGACGCCTCGGCTGTGCCTGTGATGAGTTCTGACGGATCGAGCGATGGCTCGGAAAGCGATCGCGGTGAAGTACCCGAAGGCCGTCGCCGTGTTGCGGCAGTTGGGCAGCTTGACCCAGCACGTGACGACGGCGTCGCTGACGAGCTCGTCGAAGTCCAGGCCGGGCGGAAGAGGACGCTTCTGCATCGCAGCGCCGACGACGCCACGGCACAGAGGGAAGAAGAAGTCCCGGCAAAGAGCGTCCAGGTCGGAAGCGCGTGGCTCCTCGACCTGGCATCGCTTCACGGCTGCTGAGAACTTCTCCTTGTCGATGGTCACGGGTCCGCCTTCGGCACGGTCGTGATCATCTTGCCGTCGACTTCGGTCGTCACATAGTGTCTGGGATCCCGCGAGACGTCGTCAGGCCACTCGTAGGCGTAGCCGGCGCGAAGGGTCGTGGTCTCGTCGAGGCGCGTGAGGCGCTGACAGCCGACACCCAGGACGAGGATCAGGGCCATGGCCAGCGTGTTGAGTCCCTTGACGCGAGAGAAGGCCGGGTTCTGCAAGCGAGCGGCCTCGGCGCGCGCCCGGATGCGAGACTGTTCGGCCGACGCGCTGGCGACCTCGTCGTAAAGCTTGAGGGCGAGCGAGAGGGCCGCCTCGCCGTGCTTCTCGACCTGCTCGCGAATCTGCTCGAGGCGCTCACCGAAGCCCCGATCGTCGCCCTTCGAGAGGGCCTTGTAGAGCTCGACGGCAGCGCCGATGGCTGCGATGACGGTGGTGACTTCCATGATGGTTGATGCCTTTCCGAAAGATGGTCCTTCGGAAAATCTAGCCGGCTGATCAAAGGCTCTCGAGGCGCCCCCCCGGAAGTAAGCCCGAGACCCGTCTAGGCCCGGTCAGAGGGGACGCGCGCCCCATTCCGAGCAGCCTGGCCGCCTCTTCGACCCGTGAGGCTCGCCTGTGCCCAGCCGTGCCACTGAGCCCTGGATAGACCCCGTCCGGGTACGCCTGCATCGCCCTGAGGAGCTTCTCGAGGCGCGGCCCGTCCCGCCAACGGCCCCCGGCCAACACCTCGATGGTCGAAGCGCACTCGGAGGCGGGCAGAGTCACGACCTGACTCTTGCCAGCGTCGGCCAGGAGCATGGCCACAGCGACGGCCCTGGTCGCCAAGCCACGGCCGACGACGGTTTCGCCTGTCTCGGCTGCTTCGATGGCGCTGGCCAGTCGGCAGGCCTCCCGCCACTCGGCGGCCTCGCACCACTCGGGCGGCTTCTCCGGATCGCGCTCCCCGCCATCCGGCTCGGCTTTTCGTTCAAGGCTCGTCGTTTCTTTGTCCGGGCGGGCCGCCGCAGGCGGGGGGCTGGGCTGGGCCTCACGCGCACGCGCGCGACCCTCCCGGGTAAGAGGCTTAGGCATAGGCTTAGGCCCTGGCCCTGGCCCTGGCAGGGCGCCGTCGGCCGCCGCCGGCCGCCGCCGGGCGCCGCCGGCAGCCGGAAGGCGTTCGATGCCCTCGTAGTGGCGCTTCGCCTCCTGCTTCTCGCCGGCCTCGAGCTTCGTCAGCTTGGGGGCCGTACCGTCGGCGAAGTACTCGCGCTTCCTTGCCAGACGGGCGTGAACAGCGTCCTCGCAGTGCTCTGACCAGTGATGCAGGATCGGCCGCCCTTCCTCGTCCAGGTCGCACCATCCGATCCTGACCAAGGCATCGACGAGACCGTCTGCGTCACCGCGCCAACCGACCGCCGAGGCAATCCTGGCGTTGCTGAAACGCCCGACGTCCCCGGCGGGGCAGTACTTTGCCGACCACTGCCAGAGCTTCTCCATGATGCCTACGGCGACGGACTCGGGATCGATGCCGCAATCGCGCAAGGCCCCGCCGGTCGCTTGGTCGATCCAGTCAGCGAGGTCGAGCATCTTGGGATGTTCGGGGGTTCCGGTCTTCATGCGAAGAGGTCCTGGGGGCTGAGGTCGACGTTGGATGCGGCGCCTTCTATCCACGGCAGGATCTTGATCTCGGCGCCTGGGTTGCTGCTGGTGTACCGCTTCTTGACGATCTGCATCGCGATCTGGGCGTCGTCGTGCCAGAGGATGCCGGTGAGGGCGTCCTCGGTGGCCCGAAGCAGCTTCGTCGCGTCAGGCTTGGAGGTATGGTAGAGCGGAGCCGCCTCGCGAAGTATGTGGGCCCGCTTGCCAGTACGGAAGTGCCCCTTGGGGCGAGGCATCAGGAAGGTCACCTCGAGGAACAGAGCGCCTCGGAGTGGCTCCTTCGGCGCCACAGGG